GAACAATGTCCCACGGGAAAGAAACAACAGGACGATCACCCATCATGTAGGGATTTCGCTCTGCTTTCAGAAGAGTTCCACCGTTTGCAACGACAATAATGGCTTCAATATAGATGCCATCGTCATCTTCTGACTCAAAACCTTCTTGTGCTTTCATTAAGTAAGCAGGAACAAGGCCGTAATACTTAGTAATACGGACTTTATCGTCAGGCTGGTCAGTTAATTCGTGGTCTGGGTCTAGGTCTGTGTCTTGTGGGGCCATAGTGATGTCTACGTCCTTGTAAACACCGCTTTCCTGAAGCATTTCTACCTGATGGTAGGGGACGTATTCGTCAATGGCGACACCAATAGCCTCTTCAATAGAGGTTGCTACAGGGTCAATAAGGAAGTTTTGCGGAAGAATCGGACGTAGTTTGCAAACTGTCCTGTCTGCAATGGTCACGCCTACTGCTCGAAGCTGCCCATCCATGACTGGTTGGGTTGCTGGCTTCATTTCTTTTTCTTCTTCTAGTACGATTTCTGCAATGCCATTTCCAAAAACAGCAGCGTTGATAAGACACTCAGCAACACCTTTGCGGATTTTATTTCTTTTGAAATCACGGTACAGTTGTTCCCTGAGATAAACAATATCCTGACTCTCTTGATCTCGCAAGTCATCTTTAATATCAAAGAAACGACCACGACCAAACGTGGCTTCTTCTATCTCTGCTACAGAAGATTCAACAGCTTGTTGTAAAGCAGGAGAAATAATCTTTGAACGCTCAGAGTCTCGTGTTTTATCTTCTTCTGAATAGATGCCACGCCAAAGACGATAGTATTCATCAAACTTTTGTTCGTAATTGTTTTCAAAATGATTGCGCCAGGAATGGCACTTGTCCATTACCCAGTCTTCAACACTTTCTTCGATGTTAAACTCTTCTTTGTCTAGCATATTAATATCCAGCTAAGTTATCAAAGACTTCAAAAGTATCTTCTTCAAATTCGTATGAATACGCTACTTTTGCAAGTTGATCTATATACGCTAAGGCATCAATCATATCGTCATGCGTTAATGCGTCTGGAAACTGGAATAGTTCATCCATGAACTGTACATTCCATTCCCCTTTGTTCAGGCTTATCAGTCCGTTTTCAAAACGTCCCTGTAATGCCCACATAACCCTGTCTGTTTTCTTTTTGTTTCCATGAGTCAGTTCTTCAACTCTAAAGAAACGAGAATACTTTTTCATCAAATCCGTAAGGGGCGACATGACAGCTTGTCTTGCTATGCCCTTCTCTATTCCTACTGAGACTGGTTCGTAATCCCTGACGACTTGGAATATCTTGCGAGCGGTTTCGTCCAATGACCACCGCCCAACAATAATGTCTTTTACCCACCAACCATTAGGATGAACTTTAACCACTGCTATAGACGTATTATCAAGGTTTTTAGTCTTGTTTTTCTTCCCGACTTCTTCAAAGCCAGCAAGGTCTATTGCAACGTAATAGTCTCCATTAGGTTCTTCTTCATCAAAATGAAGCCAAGATTCCTTAAACATTTCGGAACCTCTTGCTTCAAACGATGCCATGAACTCTTGCCTGAAAGCATAAGAACTCATGGATTTCTTTGCTCGATCAATCTCCTGCTTATCCAACAGATTATTGTCGTAGCTAGTAAAGTGCCATGCCTTGAAATCGGAATCGCCGTTTAAGTCGGCTTGTTTGTAGAGGTCATAAAAATGATTTCTACCCATTGGTGTACCGATAAACAAAGCACCGCCCTTTAAGTCCGCCAGTGCTGGACGTAGGATCAACTCCCATACGTCCGGTTTCATGTCTGCATACTCGTCAAGAACCAGGTACTTTAGCGAGACTCCCCGCATAGTCTCTGGTCTGTCTGCGCCTTTTAACGAGATCGTAATCCCGTTAATCAGCTTAATCTGCATATTATTGACATGAGAACCTTCAATCACATCATGTCCAATCTCTAGTAAAAGATTCCACATGATGTCTCTTGCTTGGCCTTGAGTCGGAGCCACATAGAAAACGTGACCACGATCTGTTTGTAAAGCATTGACCAAGAGCAAATACGCTGCAAGTCTGGACTTTCCTGTCCGTCTTCCCGCAGCGACAACTTTAAATCTTACTGGGTCATTCCAAACTTTCTTCTGCCAATCAAGTAGACTTATGTTTAGATTCATGCGTTGTTATTTCTAAAAACCACAACAGCACTAGGAAATGGAGCTGAATTTTTTGAGCCGCCAAACTTTAAGCGTCCCCTTATAAACTCAATATCTCCTTTCATGGCGTACTCATGCCACCATTTAGTATCTGTTCTGGCAGGGACTAAGCATACCACTGTTGCTCCACATAAAGAGCTTTCATAAGCCTTTCTCATCCAATGTATGATTTCCCTTCCGTATGGCGGGTTCATCCAACAAGACCCGCTCCACTCTTGCTCTAATCCATTATCCTCAATAGAAAAAAACTTGGAGCATTTCGCGTTATCTTTGTTGGCGCATACATCTAAATTAAATGCGTACAACGCATTGTATTTGTCAAAGAACTCTTGAGGAGTTGCCCATAAGTCCGTTTTGCTAGAGAAATGTATATCATTCATATTTTTATACAGTTAGATCGAACTTCTTTCCATCAAACTTCAACAAGAAGAATGACACGATTGCAGTAAAGCTAGAGCCTGCGTCTGGGGTGACAGTTAAGTAGTCTCCCTCATTCATCACAAGGAAAATTCCTTCCCCACCAAACTGGTCGTAATCTCCATCACCAAGAGACTTGTTGGATTGGAAGGTAATAATAGAGCCGTCATGCCATGCGGCTGAATATCCTGCGGTAGAGCCTGTGACGTTGGCTATGAACAACATAGTCACCCTAGCTTCGTAGCCAGTAGGGACAGTAAACAGAGTGTTACTTGTTCCTGCGGTTAAGTTCTTGCCAACAGAGTAGGCCGATTCGAGATACATTACTTTTTCTTCTTACCTTTATGATACATTACCATTGACTCCTGGCTTTCTTTTGTGCGGTTTTAGACAATTCGCCAAAGTGATATAACTGCTTTGATCCTTTGGACATCTTAGCCCCCGTCATTATCATGCCATCAGGGTGTTTGTGGGATTTGCCTTTATGGACAGTCCCGTCCTTAAGGTAATGATTTACGTTTTTCATTTTATAAATTCTGGCTGCTTTGCTTTAGGCATTACTTAGGATATTCCCCGTATTTAATCATGTGGGCTATATCTAATGCCCTTTGACCTACCTGTGAGGCCCATAGAGAGTCCAGGAACTCCATAGAGGCTTCTGAATACTCTTTTGTCTCCATGAGCTTCAGGGCCATCTTAAAGCCCCTGAGACGAGGTATACCAATGTTAAAAGCCATGTTTATCATGGCATCCTTCCTTACAGAGTCTAGATCTTTGTAGAACCTGAAGGCATTGGTTAATTCTTCATCACATCTACGAATATCATTCTTCAGAAGATAGTAGATTTCATCATCACTAAGACCCAAATCCTCTATGTTTCTTCCCACTCCTATCGTGAGCTTTCCAGCGGGGCAGGTATAGACCTTATGCCTTACGCCTTCATGGAGGACAAGCTGGTCAATCAGATTCATCTAGTTCACCGTCAATCGGCTCAATCGTCTGGATAGAATCCATAGAGGTTACGTTAATCTGTACTATGGGCTTTTCACCACCCCTAGCTTTATCGTAATGGCTTAGTGGGGCCATTCGATCCATAAGCATCTTCCATGCTGCGGCTTGATTCTTGTGTTCGTCATTCAAGGCAGCTTTGACAATAGAATCTATTACAAGTTCAATCCTATTGGCTTCAAGTAATCTTTCTTCTAATTTCTTGACGGCAGTCCTTAAGCCTTTAGGACGACCTTTGGCAAGTTTCTGGTCTTCTTGCCATTGCTCACGAGTCATTAACCTAGTCTCTTTCTTAGGTCTGCCTCGTGGTCTTTTGTTTTCCATGTAAGTGGTCACTAACTTTCAGGTTAAATTTCGGGACTTTCCCCTGGATATACCCAATCTAGCCAAATTGAATACATCTATTTGCTTTTGCAAACACCTTACGGTGTGGTACTCGTTTTCCAGAACCCCTGGGAATTCTGACCCCTGCTGGTTTACACCAGATTAAAGGCTATAGCTTGCA